TGGGCGGGCAAGAACGAGACTGGCAAGAAGATCGGTCCCGAAGCGTTTCCTTGGGACGGTGCTTCGGATCTCAGTCCCCAGCTTGTAAATCCGTTGATCGAGGGAGACGTCGCCCTGCTCGGGCAATCGTTGACTCAGGCGAATCTAGTGGCGGCTCCCGTTGAATCGGGTGACGTTGCCTCGGCCAAGCTCGTATCTGAATTCTTGCGCTGGCGAATGGGCTCGATGGAAGAGTTGCAGAGGGAGGCGGCTATCGGAGCGAACTATTTGCTACAGAACGGACTGACTTTCTTCGGGACTAGTTGGAAGAGGGAGACTACTCGGACCTTCCAATCAATTAGCCTGGAGGAGCTTGCTCAACAGTCGCCGGAATTGGCCATGGCCGTTCAAGATCCCGAGATGCAGGGCGGGGTTGAGGAATTGCTTAGTCAAGCGTTTCCAAAGTTGAAAAAGGGACGGGTCAGGCGGGTAATCAAGGAATTGCGCGAGACCGGGATGACCGAAATTCCGACCGAAAAAATGGTCGTAAACAGACCGTGCGTAAAGGCGTACGAGTTGGGGCGGGAGATCATTGTCGATAGTAACGTGATCGACCTGGAATCCGCTCGAGCGATCTATTGCATTCATTACTTTAGCCCCGAAGCCCTCAAGCAAAAGGTCAATGACGGTTGGGATGCCAAATGGATTGACGAGGTGCTCGAGAACTCGAAGGGGACCTATACTGATGAGAGTTACTCGAATAACTTGATTACCTATGGCTCGACCTCGGGCTATGGGGTCCAGCACTTCGAGGGCATGGTTCGGGTAGTCGTTGCGTATCGCAAGGAGATCGATCCTGATGACGAGGTCCCCGTCGTCACGCAAACCGTGTTTGCCGATGAGGCCGAGGGTGCGGGCTATCATAAGCCGGTGGCCTATGACGAGGGGCGATATCCCTTCGTTTGCATTACGAGAGAGAGTTTGAACCATCGACTTTTGGATTCTCGGGGATATCCCGAGCTTTTGAAGGATTATCAAATTGCTTGTAAGACAGAATTAGATAGTCGAAGAGACCGCGCCTCGATGTCCACGGTCCCGCCTGTCGAGTTCCAGGTCGGGAGAAAGCCCGAACGGATTGGGCCTGGTAGTCAGGTTCCCGTCAGGCGGAGGGGCGAGGTCGGATTCCTCGAGATCCCGAAATACTCGCCCGCAAGCATGGAAGTCGAGATGCAACTTCGGGCATTGGCCAATCGGGTGACCGGTCGGGCGACTTCGGAATTGGATGCGGTCGAGGCGAACACGATCAGGCAGAACTTGGTCAATCGTTGGCTGGGCGGATGGAAGGAGATTTTAAAACGGATATGGTGTTTGGATCGGGCATATGCCGGCCCCGAGGTATGGTTTCGAGTTACGAACAATGAGCAAGGAGCATCCTTGATCATGGACGAGACTTCGGAGGTTTATGACTTCAATATCTCTTGGAACTCAATGAATGCCGACGAGGAGAAGGTCATTCAGAAACTCGATACGGTTGGGAAGTTGATGGCTCAGTATGACAGGCAGGGCCAGGCTCGTTATGACGTGTACTTGCGCAAAGTGATCGAGGCAATCGATCCGAACTTGGCCAATCAATTGATCGCACCGGTTCAGGAGGCGACCGACAAGGAGATCAAGGAGACTTCGGCCGACATTGCCAAGATTGCATCGGGACAGGTGGTAAATGCTCCACAAAATTCCAACTCTCAACTTCGTTTGCAAGTTCTTCAGCAATGGATTGAAGGGACAAAGGAGATCCCCGCCCAGGACGTCCAGCAAAGGCTCCAAGAGGATCAAGTCTTTGCGGCGAGGATTCAGACCTATGCCGGGCAACTCGAGCAACAGCAAGCCCAGCAAAGGAACGCATTGATCGGCCAGCTTGGGACCGCCCCCGGAAATGTCCCGGCAACTTCGGAGATAGCGGCATGACGTTACCCGAAGCACTAGCTAGCCTTGCCGACCGGGATGATTTTCAAGTCGTCCGACGATTTATTCAATCCCAGCTCGACTTTTGCCTAGCTGACTTTCAAGACCCGGAGCTAATAGACAATCCCAGCAAGCTGGCTAGGCTGGCGGGCGAGATTGGCGGGCTCACTCGGATCGTCGAGGGATTAAAGGACGAGGATGGCGAGACTGACCCCGCATGAGCAGTTCAGGCGGGCTCATCGCGCCCTTTTGAACCGCTGGCTCGAGGAGAGTGACATTGACGACCTCGAGATGGCTAAAATTGCAACCAAGGATATTGAAGAGTGGCTCGACGAACCTGTCGTCGAGTTCAAGCCCGACCCCGAGCTTGAGGAGTGAAGATCTCGAACGTCTTTCTCGGTGGGATTTACGAGGCTGAATTCGAGGCCGAGGCATTGAGACGTGGGTTTGTTACCCACCGCCCGACTTTGCCGGTTGCCTGGGACTTTTTGGTCACTTGCCCAAAAGGGATTTTGAAAGTCCAGGTCAAGGGGACCGGCTCACCCTCGGCCGATCCGGGCGACTCGTCATTCAAGGTAATGACTTCCCAAGGTTCGAATAAGAAGAAAAGCATTGGTGATGACGTTGACGTCGTTGCTTGCTGGGTCGATCCGGTCCGGGTTTGGTACGTCATCCCGACCTCGGCCAAGCCGACCAAGTGCATTCGACTCTTTGCGGCCTCGCCTCGGAGCTCGAGCAAGTATGAGAAATTCCGCGAGAACTGGTCCCCGTTTTACAATCACTAGCCCTTAATAATTTTCCTGACCCCCTGCTAAAATCGTAACTGGCGGGACATATACGTCGCGCAGATTCAAGCAAGAGAGTGCGAACTCTACAAACGCAGGAAAATTATGGCAGAAAGTTCAACGACCGAGGCTCCGGGTACGGAAGAAACGGGAGCAGAGACAGAAACGCAGGGTTCCATAACCACTTTGGAGGAGTTGACGGCATCGTTCGTTGACAAGGTCGAAGAGGCTGAAGCCCAAGAGGATTCCGAAGCGTCGGAAGAGTCCGAGACTCAGCCCGAAGCAGATGCGGAAACCGACCAGGAGGACGTTCTTTTACAGTCAACCGAAGAGGAATCGGAAGAGGAATCGGAGGAAGAAGTTGAGGAGGAGGAGGAAGACGCTGAAGAGGCCGAAGCCGAGCCACCAAAAGCAGTAGGTAAGTTGCTCAAGCAAGTTAATAAACTGACCGCTCGAGCAAAATCCGCAGAGGAAAATGCCGAAGCTTTGAAGGCCGAGATTGACGCATTGAAAGCCAATCCGCAATCCGCAACCGAACCGCAAAAGCCGGCACTTGAAGAGGTCAATACCTTTGAGGAATTGGAGTCTTTGAGAAAGGAAGCTTTGGCGGCCAAGAGGTGGAGTCTCCAGCACATCGGGAAGGAGTACGTGGAGGTCGATGGGAAAGATTATTCGGATGATGAAATCCGGGGAATACTGACCCAAGCCGAAGACTACTTGACCGAGAAGATCCCCGAAAGGGCTCAACATCTTCAGTCTCAAGCCCAATGGGCGAAGGACACTCAAGCGACTCACCCGTGGATCGAGAAGAGCGAAGGGTTTGAAGATCGAAAGGAAATTTTCGACCAAATTCAAAGCCAATATTCGCACATTCTGCAATCCCTCCCGAACGCTGATTTTGTAGCGGCAACCCTGGCTAGGGGAGTCGAGGCAATCAAAGCGGATCAATCCAAAGCGGGCAAGCCGGCCAAGAAAAGAAAGGCCAAGGCTCCACCGCCAAGCGAGATCGGAGATTCCAGCCCACCCGTTCAAACGGCGGCCACTCGAGCGACTGTAGAAAAATCGAAGCTCTTGGAGCGTAAACAACTCTCGGAAAACGATCTTGCCGCATTTCTTGCGGACTAAAATTTACAAAACTTAAAAAAAGGAATTATATAAAATGGCTATTGCAACATCTTACAATGTAGTAAGTACGAAGGGAGCGCGTGAAAATTTGGAAAATGTTTTGCGCACGGTGGAGCCCACCGAGACCCCGCTCTTCGCAACTTTATCACAATCCGCCGCTCCAAAGGCTACTCTGAACGAGTGGCTTGTGGACAGCCTCGCCTCGCCTGAAATTGGTGGAGTAATCGACGGGGTCGATCTTACGATCTCCGATGCCGCCAATTTGATCGACACTCGGGCAAGGCTTGGCAATAGGGTGCAAACCTTACGCGACATCTTCTCTGTTTCGCGCCAAGCGGAAATGATCGACGTCGCTCCTGGCGGATCTCTCTTTGCCGCATCCAAGGCCAAGAGTTTGATTCAACTGAAGAACAGTCTCGAGACTGCAATTGGTTCGGGCAACGATCAGTCCGCAGGGACTTCCTCCGCAGGGGCCAAGATGGCCGGACTCGGAATATGGTCTGATCCGACTGCAACCGGCAACACTTTCGACACTTCCCTCAAGCAGGGCTTCCGTGCAGTTAGTGGTTCGAGAGTCTCTCTCGCCAGCTTGACCGAATCCGCATTCCGTGGACTTCTCCAGGCTGTTTATACTGCCGCAGGATCAAAGGGTACTTACAATCTGTTCGCCGGTCCCGCCGTTATGAACAAGATTACGGACTACACCCGCTCGACGACTTCCAACGGAAACTTTAGTTTCGATCAGGACGTCAGCGGCAAAACTCTCGTTCGTTCGGTTCTGACTTACGTTTCCGATTATTCCACCATCAACATCATCCCCGATTTGTTTTTGGGACGTGTTGACGGTAGCGCAAGCGGAACCGATACGGTTGAGGGTACGGTCAACACTGATCGCGCTTACCTGATCCCCGGCGATGACACTGTTTCGATCAAGTTCTTGGAAGGCATCACCGTTCAGGATCTTCCTGACAACGGAGCCGGAAAAAGGGCATTCTCAGAGGCAATGGCTACCATTCGCGTGGCCAATCCCCGAGCCCTTGGAAGTATCGTTTGATTTCGGTTAGTTATTCATATCGATTGGTTATGTGTGGGGAGCCGGTTTCATGGGGTAGCCGGCTCCCCTTTTTCTTTTTAAAAGCATGAGTCTTAATATTATCGTAAGGGGCGGGAAGAGAAGCGGCGGAATGTCGGGCGAGGAAATGGCCGAATATCTTACGCGAAAATCCGAAGCGGATGCCAGGCGGGAAAAAGCGGGCTATCGCAATCGTTCGATTGCTACGAGGAAGGCCGCCGAGCAAGTCAAGGGATCGGGTGACTTTCGCCTGGTCTCGGCCATCGATTCGACAACGTTCTTACGTCACGAGATCGAGCGCCCCGGAGCAATGTCAGATGCAGAATATAGACGGGATTTTGCCAAAGCGAATCCCGAGACAGTTATAGGCAGTTAATGAGGACCGTCACCTATGCAGACTTAAAGGCTCGCTTCACCTCGGCAATCGGGGTGGACTCGCTTTTAGCGGTCGAGGAGACGGCATTCAAGAACAGCCTGAATGATCGGGTCAAGGGAGCCTGGACAAGAGCCAAGTGGCCCGAATTGATGAAGGTCGTCGAGCTTTCGGTTGCGGCTACCACTACACCCGTACCGGCTGACAAAGCCGTGCAAATCGACAACTCCGCAATTCTTGACGTGTTCGGGGTCTACGACAAGAACCCGTATGCTGACCGAACGGCCGTTCAAATCGATTATCGATTGGTCGATGGCTATTTGATTTTGCCCGCCGAATCGTCCGACACTTCGGTCTTCGTCGTTGGAAATCAAGTCCCTGCAAACGATTACGGAGACGGCACGACGACCCTCCCTCGATTCCTCGAGCGTTACCTTTTGCTCGCTTGCGTCAGTGACTGGTACAAGGCGGATGGTCAATTGGAAAAGAGTCTCGCTCAGGAGCAAATGGCCGAGGAAACCCTAGCCTTGGAAATCGACCGAGTCGAGCGCCTCGAAGGGATGAACAAAATCGCGGTACAAACTTATCCGAGCTATCAACTCGGCGTTTCAATTTTACAAGTAACATAAAAAAATATCATGGGCTTATCAGGAGTAAATATTCTTAACAGCATGGGTGCTAACGGTTGCGAGTACGTGAATGACACGGTCGCTCGGACAAACGGAACGGACGGCTTCACGGCGATCCAATTCACCGAGGACTCGGTCCTTGGAGCAATCACCGGCAAAATGGATGACTCGGCGGATCTCATAAGTGACGCAACGGTCTTTAGCCAAGGGCAAGTTATCTATTGCCCGGCAACTTCGGTGACTTTGGCAAGTGGTGGGGCGTTGCTCTACAAAGCGTAGGAAAAATGCCTAACCTCGGGCTTGGACTTTTTATCGGTATCGGGGGCCAACCCACCGCAAGTGCGCCTGGTGGGTTCGATACGGATTTTGATACGGAAGCAAACATCCGAGCTTCTACTGGAGCAGTGGTAGGACAAGTGGCTTTCGGGACCGACACTTATGACTTGTACGTTTATGACGGATCGCACTGGCGTAAGTTTGAAAACGATTAAATTAAAAATATCATGGCTAGTATACTTGACACATGCACTTCGGGCGCTCGCCCAGCTTCTCCAAGCTTAGGAGACACCCTTTTCGAGACTGACACAAATCGGATAATTACTTACGACGGCACAGTTTGGCGCGTCTACGATTCCGATGGTATCGCATATTCGACGGTGGGCACGAACGAACTTCACTATCCTACGGGACTTTGGTCATCAGCATCCGCTACTTATTATTTAAGTACGTCACCCGACATACACTACGATGCTACTATATTAGACGGTGCTGATGCCGCAAATAACCCCGCAGACGGCGCAGCAGTAAGCACATGGGGAGATAGAAGCGGAAACACTACCGACTACGATGCTACGCAATCCAGTGCGTCATATCAACCCACTTTCAAGGATGCTTCGTCAGGCCCAGGGTCGCAACCCGCGCTTTCTTGGGCTACTGATAAGTTTGATTTAACAAATGCTTGGTCTGTAACTGGTTCGTGTACCGCAATATTTGTTTCACAATCCCTCGCCGCAGGTAGTTTTTACCTTTTAAAAGCGTCTTCTTACACTAAAGCGTTTTGGGAGTATTTTGGGCAGGATTACTTTTTTGGAGGTGGTTCGGGTGCAGTTTCCGACACTAGTGTTTTTAATATGCATACTCTGCACCGAGACGGTACAAGTGCCGAAGTGTTTGAGTCAGGAGGAACTAGCATATACGGGCCTGCGAGTCGTACAAATGACATGGAGATTGAAACAATAGGACAAGGGCAGTTTGGTTATCAGAATGGTACAGTTTCCGAAATTCTAATTTTCTCAAGCGCGCTTTCCACTTCTGACCTCAACACAATCCGCCTCTACATTACCAACAAATACGGCATAACAACTACAGCGTTTAGCTAAAATGAAATATTCAGTACACACCACCTCGGCATCCGCAAAAGCAGAAAATCAACGGTTGATGGGGCTGTTGGGGATACCTGACGGCAAGGGTACTACCAATTACGCGATTCCCGAAGAGCGGGGCGGCAAGTGGTTACTTCGCGTAAAAGAAAGCGGGACTTGGAAAGCCGATGACGTTGCCGAGAACGTCGAGTTTGTCGAAGAACCCGCCCCCGAATTGCCCGAATGATCTATTTTTGCATAATTGCTTGCCTCCTCGTTTCGAGTTGTTCATTCCGCTCGACCTATCCGACTTTGGGAGCAATCGCCGGCGGAGGCGTTGGCAGTATTGCAGGACCGGTCGGGGGAGCCCTAGGCGCAGGCACGGGCGCGATTGCGGGGGAAGCTTTGAAAAACAAGGACGCATTAATTGAGGCCGAGGAGACGATCACTCAGCTTACCCACGGAGATGTTGAGGGCTTGATAGAAAATCAGATGGGCGAGCATCAAGGCATGTTCGACTCCTTCGTTTCCACCGTGAAGAGGATTCTCATCATTGCGGCCTGCCTCCTCGGTGCATACCTTTCGATCCCCATTTTTGTAGCACGTAAAACTGCGGAATCGTGTTCGAAAAAACATCTTACCCGTCCACCTTTTCCAACAAATGAAAAATCTTAAGCCACTACTCGAATTGTATCGAGGAATGACAAAGCAAGGAAAGATGATCACTTGGTTCGCCGCTACGTTAATCGCAATCATTTTAATTGATTGGCTTTGGGGATGATTGACAAGGACTCACTTATCGGGATGGGCGGAACGGCCACGGTTTTCTCAGGATCTCTCCATGAGTATATCGGAGTAGTCGCCGGCTCGCTCACCATTATTTTCATGCTAGTCAAGCTTTACCAAGAAATCCGAAAGCGAAAATGAGTCGTTATCGGCAATATGGGAAATTGGACGACCGCTACGTCTCGGAGGGTGATACTTTTTTTTTGAGGATGAACGCCCGGCTTCGGGCTACCCAATTGCAACCGGGCGAAGTTCAGCTTTCCCAAAACGGGCGGATGAAAAAGGATGGGACCTGGCAACCCCGAAAGGGACTGCAAACTCTTTCGGGAGCAATCACGCTTGACGCTGATGCCATTCGATTGCCCTACGTCATAAGCGCCGCCCAGCGTCAATCCAACGTCGTTACCCTCACGCTTTCCGAAACCCCCAGCACGGCTTTCGTTCCCGGCGAAAACTTTACCGTTGCCGGACTTACCGGGTTCTCAGTAGACCCCAACGGTACGCACTCGCTCGTCTCCATCTCCTACACGAACAAGCAACTGACCTTTGCTCAAACCGCCGCAAACGAGTCGTTTACCACTTCCGCATCTTCCCTCGCCTGGCCGGCCTCGACGGCAATCACAAACACTCCGTTCACTTTAAACGACGACGGGATAAACGAAGTTTACGGGTCGGCGGTATTCTCCGATCCGAACTCTGACAATAGTGACGACTATATCTTCACGGCCACAAACTCGGTTTGCGACATTCTCAGGCTTCGGGATCGAGTAAAATTCAAGGTTCGCTATCCCGGCTCGAACACGGTTTCGGACCGTTGCGAATTGCTACAAGCTTTTAACAAGGTTTACATTTTCCGGGGTAAAAAGACTTCCTTCCAATCGACTCCGACTTTGACCAGTAAGGTCATCACTTCGGCCTCCAGGTCAGGGACGACTATCACGGTAAACTCGACTGCGCACGGTAGGGTGGCCAATGACTTCGTCACCCTTGTCGGCTTGGGCGGCTGGACGGCCAATCCAAACGGTGTATACAAAGTAACTACAGCGAGCACCAACTCTTTCACCGTCACCTCGGCTGATTCCGGGTCGGAGACTTTCAACGTCTCGGGAGCGACCGCTCAATATTTCAACGACTTCACGCTTGTCACTTCGGGGGGTTATACTTTGCCCGCATACATCACCGACACGGCCATCGAGGCGACTGACGGGGTGGTAACGGTTACGGAAGCATCGCACGGGCTAAGTCAAGGGGACGAACTTTCCATCGTCAAAGCTGACGTGCCGGTGAGCATATTTGCCGGAGAAACCGTTCGAGTCTCCGCCGTCCCCTCGGTTTCAATCTTCAAGTTCAACCTCGAAGTCGAGAACGTCAGTCTAGGCCAATCGGTCGGGCTCACGCTTTCAAAGCCCCAAGCGATTTCCTATTTTATCCACCAGCCCGCCACTCCGTTTGCAGTCTTGAACCAAAGACGGCTTTGGATGCCCTACTTTTACACTTCCGATTCCACTCCGACCAAGCGCTCGAATCAGGATGAGATCGTGGCTAGTCAGATCATGGACGGGGACACTTTCGACGTGATCGGGAACCAGTTCAAGATTACCGGTGGCTCGGCTGATTACGTCGTCGCCCTCGAGCCTTTTACGGAGGACCGAATGGTCGTCTTTTGCCGGAGATCCGTTGCCCAAATAAACGGGGTCAGCGGGAGCCTGGCGGATGCGAGAATGAACGTGATCACTCCCGACGTCGGGTGCTCTGCCAGGCGTTCAATCGTCCAGGTGGCAAACAAGATTTACTTCCTTTCGGATCAGGGGATTTACGGGCTCGAGTTCTTGGATCAGTACAATTTGCGCGGGCTCGAGATCCCGATTTCCGAACCGATCAAACCCTACATAGATCGCATCAATCAAGACTACGCCCACAAGGCGACCTCGGCCTATTTTGATGGTCGGGTATTCATCGCTTGCCCATTGGACGGCGCGACCGAGAACAATTACATTTTCATATATTCCGAACTTAATCGGGGCTGGGAATCCATCGACACGGTGGCATCTTCAGGCTTCAACGTTCGGGACATGCTAGTCGCTCGGGAAGGGTCGGAAAATGCCCTCTATATTACCACTTCCGAAGGCGGAGTGCATAGGGTGGAAGGCTTTGACGGGGGCGATCAAATCTCGGTCACCGCAGGGTCCGCCGTATCCGAAACCGTTGCGGTTTCATCAATTTTGCAAACTCGGGAATATGACGTGGATCAAATCGACCGAAAGTATTTCGCTCGGGCCGAGCTCCATTTGAAATCCGATGCCGACTCGACCAGCGATGCGGCTCTTGACTTTACCTCGACCGATCCCGATGCGACTAGGACAGGGACGACCATTTCGGGAGCCTTGGCAACCGACAACGGTGGGGTTCCGACGGCCTTGGCCGCCGATGAGGATGCATCGGTCAGGACATCGGTCAGGCTCCGAGGATACGGGTGCTCGGCAACGGTAACCCCGTCACAAGGTCGGCCTTTCGTTCGGGCAGTCAAGCTCGATGCCCGAATCGCCGACCGTTCACAAACTTCAACTCAGTAAAACACTATGGCAATTTTATCAAAAGGGAACACTTATTCTAGCGGGGATGCAGTCACCGCCGCCAACTTGAACAGCTTGGTCGATTCGGCGACTTTCGTTTCCGGTTCGAACCAAACGACCGACGATTCGACTCTCGAAGTCCACTCAAGCGGATACCTAAAGATCAAAGACGGGGGAGTGGATACGACTCAACTGGCGGCCGGTGCGGTAGATTCTACAAAGCTCGATGCCTCGTTTGAAATCACGGCCGGCGAGATTGCGGACAATGCGGTCACTCTAGCCAAGATGGAACACGGCACGGCCGGGGACCTACTTAGTTATAACACTTCCGCCGAACCCGTAAGAGTAAGCTTGGGGGCGGCCAGTACATACTTACGAGTAAATGCGGCGGCTAATGCCGTTGAATGGACTTCAGTTGCTCCTACCTCAAAATACACCGCCGCTTGGGCCACTTCCCATGGAGGCACTACGGTCGCAGATTCAGCGACCATCACCATTACCCACAATCTAGGGACCACTGACGTCGTTTGGACTATGTACGCCAATTCTAGCGCCTCGGACACTGGCGCATCTTCCATACACGGCCATGACGTTTTTACAAGCGGGCGGTTTGGGGCGGTGGTGACAAATTTAACTAGTAACACCATCACTTTTGACTTAGCCCAAAACGGATATTCAAAAGGCAATGGTAGTGGGGCAACTACAACCCAGTCATTTACTGGTGACTATGTAAAAGTAGTAATCATCGGATAATGGGCCACCTGAAGACAGACCTCCTCAAAAAGCTCAAGGGGCTCGCTCCCTTCGAGCAAATCATTGCGATTTATCAGGACAAGTCTTTCTTTTTCAAGGAGCTCAATAACTATTTGGTCGGTGGCATGGTCATCTCGAATCCATCGTTTTTTATGATGCTCAAGCCAATCGAGAAAGCCAAGGAGCCAAGCGCTCAATGGTTCGTAAAAGAGCCTGATACTTGGTATGTCCGATGGGTAGCCGGGCAAGGATGCGTAAAGGCAATGATGGATGCGGTTTCCCCTTTGCCCTTCGTCCAATTCCGAAGAATTTCCACGAACGGAGAGACCGCATTGAGGACATACTCTTGGGACAAACTTTACAAAAAGGTATCAAATGAACGATCCACTTAAACAGGCCGCTGGCCTTCTCAACGATGCCGCCCCTCCGGGCGAGCGTCTAATCTATGCCAACCCGGTCGAGGAACTCGCTCTCAAGAACATGGGAGGGCAGGGGGCTCCGGCCGCTGGAGGCATTCCCTCCTACAAGAAGGGCAAAGTCTCACCCCCTCCGCCTAGAGACGTAGGTAGAGAAACGAGAGACACTCTCCAGGCTCAAGTTGACCTGGCTCCCGAGCTCTACGCTTCCGAGGCGAAGTATCGCCCTCAATATGCAGACCTCGAGCGAAGAATGCAACTCGAGCAACTCGGGGTCGATCCGAGCAAGAGCCTTCTCCAGGCATACGAGGAAGATATCGCCCCGTCGATGGCTCGCCAAAAGGCGGCAACGGTAGGCGGGGACATTGACATTCTCCGCCAATACGGTCCCGAGCTTTTGAAAGCTCAACGGGAAGCCGATCCACTCGCCGATTCACTTCGGACGGGAATCATGGAATCAGCCTCCGAGGATTTGTTCGCCGGTCAGGGGCTCACTGCAACCGAAAGGATGGATCTCGATCAGCAAGTGCTGGCGGGAGCCGCTGACCGGGGGATGGAAGGACAAGCTTCGACTTTACAGCAACAGATCGGACAAAGGCTCGGGGCAAACCGAGGAATCAAGCAACAACGACTTGCCAATGCGGCCAATGCCTATCGACTCGGGGCGCAAGATCCATTGTTTGCATTGACCGGTCGAGCGACCAGCACTCCCCAACAAGCAATGGCACAATTCGGCTCGGCAGGATTCTCCTTGGACTCGTCTCCTGGAATATTCAATCCCGAATCGAATTATGCGGGACAATTGGCGACTCAGAACTGGCAAGGGACTATGGACGCTCGAACGGCCACGGCATCAAATAGGGCGGGGATTTTCTCAGGAATATTAGGGGGCGCGAGCAATGTCGTCGGTGGCATGGCTCGAGGAGGAACTGGAATCTTTAGGGCTTAAAGCTATGGCAAGAACACCATTTTACGGAAGAGGACCGGGACCCGGAATTGCCCGGATGAACATGCAAGCGGCAACTGCTCCTGGTAGGTTTGCAAAAGACTCGCTTACCGAAGCCGGCCGAGCCGCAGGAGACGCAATCGAGACATACTCGAAGAACAAGCAACGGAGCGAAATGCTCGACGGGCAGATCGGGACTATCCTGATGAACATGACTCCCGAACAACAGGCTCAACTCGAAAATAATCCCATCGGGAAGACGCTTAAAAAGTTTGTTAATCAGGACTTATCGCTTTCCGGTAAAGAATCACTATTAGGATCTCTTGCAATTGACATGCAGATGGATGCCCAGCGGAGGCAAACAGACCAGCAAGATTGGCTATTTAACCGACAAAAAGCAGAGCACGAAGCGATCAAACGATTCAATCAAAGATCGACGGGCATGATCCCCAACCCCGAAGTCGAAAAGATTGATGCGGAAATCGAGCAGGAACAACTGGGCTTGAATAGGGTAATGGATGCTCCCCCGACCGTTAGCGCATCAGGCATCCCCGCCCCCTCGCAAGACCACTTGGCCGCAGGGTTTAGGGCAAGGATCAAAGCCCTTGAGGAGAGCAAGGAGGCTCTTGACTCTCAAATCCCAATGATGGCGGCTGACGGGCAAACTTTCGTTGATCGCTACGGCACTCCGACGAGCCCGGAGGAAGCCCAACTTGTCCGTGAAGACTACATTCGCCGCCAAACTGCCAAAGCCCCGAAAGGAGGCTATACGGTGGATATTCAACACCCTGACGGCACTCCTCACACTTACAGAATGTACGATGACGGGAGCCGAAGATATATCGGCCCAGCTCCGGCTCAGGGAAGAGAATACATGTCGGTTGACGAACAACTTGCTGTCTATGAACAGAAAGGACTTAGCGAAGCAAATGTCGCGCGTTTAACGGAGTTGGACAAAAATTTGCGAGCATCGATTGACACGGCGGATACGGCTCGCAATGCACTCGCAACTCTCACCCGACTGCCTGATGATGCAAAAACGGGTGGATTCACCGAGTCTATCAATGAGATTCAGAAATATCTAAACTCAGCCGGATTTGATTTTGATCCCGAAACATTGAGAAGAATAGGAAATACCGAGCAGTTTATGCAACAAACCGGGGAGTTTTTATTTGATAGTATCGCAGAAACAAAAGGATCGATCTCAAATGCGGAGATGGCAATCTTTCGAAGCATTAACCCAGGGATGAGACAATCTAGGCTTGGTAATCAATTGATGCTTGAGTTTATAGCTACAGCAGGAGAGCGCGCAAAGCGCAAACTTCGCTACAAACAAGACCTCGAAGCCGATGCGCTATCGTCACGGGAAATGGTTCGGGCTTTAGACGAGTTTGACAAGCTTCCCAGGAATAAAATTACCCAAATTCTTGACCCAATTATCGGAGACGGAGGCCAGTCGGCCAGCCCTTCGGCCCCTCGCTCGGGAGCCAGGCAAGTCCCGCAAGGTGGCGGAGTCTTTCGGACAAGTGGCGGCGGAACGTTTACACCTAGATAGCAATGCCTAAATACGAACTGTCTCACCCCGAACTTCCGCAGTTTGGCGGGACGCTGGAACTGCCCGAAGGCGTTGAGCCTACATCCCGAGATTTTTGGGAATCGGTCCGTTCGCAAGTTCGCCCAGTCGGCTTGAGTCAATTGTCCGACGATGCAAAGCTGGAAGCATATCAAAACGGATATTTTGAGGATGCTCCTCTCCAACCCGGTCAGGCCGAACCTCCGTCAATGATGGAAGGCATAACCGACCTTTTCGGCAAAGCTTATTTGGCTTCGTTCTCCCCAAATTCTCCGTACAGGAAGCTCTTGCGTATGGGCGAACCTACTTTTAGCCCAAAAGATAAATTTGAAAAAGCCCGTGTCAAATCTACGCACCTGGTCCTTGGGACTAAGATGGCAAATGAAGCTTTGAAAAAGGCAAAGATTTCATCTAGTCCTGGGGTCAAACCCGTCCCGTGGCGAAACGAAGAAAATCCCAAAGATCCCCGTTTCGAACATCAAGGGCAATACGCCGAGGCGGGCAAAATCCTCTTCGGGCTACTCAACACGCATGAGTCTGAAGACGAGCTTGACGACCCAATCGGCATTGCCATTCGCCGGGCAAAATTGCCCCATGGATTCGCAAAAAACAAAACCGCTCGAGGGAAGGCATACGCCGCCGCCCTGGACTATTCGACCGGCAACATAGAAGCGGCGACTGGTGAGGGACTCGTCCGAGCAATGCAGGGAGCGGAGTTCGTGGCAACGGGTGCGGGGCTCCTGTATGACAAAGCGTTTTTATCCGACAATCCCGATGACATCCTTGACTACGTAAATCAGAAAATCAAGTTCGACAAGGTTAACCATCAGTATGAAAACGCTGACGAGCTGGCCGCCTTCATTCTTGAAAATCCGCAGGAGTCTTTAAAGGGTGCGGTTGCCGGGATTGCCGGGGGTCTGACAGAAGCACCCTCCCTTATCGGTCTTCCCCCCATCGTCGAGACTGAGGATCTCAATGAACTCCTGATCGACAAGGAAGATTTGACCATGGAGTCGAAGAGGTTGAAGGATTTGCAATCGGGATACATGGAACCCGATCCAGGCGTATCCTTCCTTTCCGAAATTACTCTCGACCCGATGAACTTGGCAGGGGCGGGGACTGCAAAATTTCTTACCGCTCCCCAAAGGGCGGCACTGGCCGGTAGGATAAAGAACACTTTAGTACAAACTCAAGCCCTTCAGCGTACTCAGCAGGCAATGGTTCGAGCCGCCGAAAAGCTTCCTGCCAATTCGCCCAGCTTGCCACTTTTCAGGCAAAGCTTGGAAACGGTTGCCGGGCAATTGGCCACAAAGCAAGAGATCTTAAACAAATACGCTCGCAACTCCTTGGTCCTCCGGGCGGCCGGTAAATCCGCACCCGACGAATTGCTCAAGCAATCGGCCAAGCAATTGGACATGACCACCGACGTCGGGCGAGCGGTTGCCGGCATGGTCAACGATGCCGCCACGTCCAAGGTCAATATGGGGATCTTTCGAAAGGGCTTGGCAAAAGGAGCATACTTCGCTCCCGAGGCCGCCGGCGCGACAATCGGAGGGGCGATGCTCGGTCCGCTCGGGGCGGTGGCGGGGGCGGCACTCCCTTCTGTCTTCAAAGTCGCAAGAGTTCTCTCGACCATGCCCGAAAACGTCGCTTTGCGATATATCATGCGGGGAGCGGCCGAGAGCGGGCAAGAAGTTACCGAGGCGGAGGCAAGACGACGCTGGCGAAACTTTTCTCAATACTTGGGCCTTGTGACTTTTGC